GTAGCAAGTAATGCCGTGACCTTGAAGCAACCGCTGCTGCAAACCTGGCCGGCAGGTGCGTTCGTGACGCCGGCACGCACGGCCCGTCTGCGGGTGACGCAGAGCGTGTCGCGTGTGACCGACGCCATCGCCCGGGCCCGATTGGTGTTCGACATTGCCAGCACTACCGCCATCGCGAAGCAGGAGTCGACGACGACCTTCAATTCAACCCCGGTGTGGATCGCGCGCCCGAATCGGGTGCGCGATATCGATGCCGACTACCAGCGGCTGGCCGAGGTGCTGGATTTCGAGACCGGCATCACGGCGGTGGATGACCATGCCGCGCGCCCCTTCGTGCGCCGTTCCTTCGACTACCTCTTCAAGAATCGCGCGGAGATTGCTGCCTTCCGAGGCTGGCTGGCCGCCCGGCTGGGCCGACTGACCGCGTTCTGGCACCCCACCTGGGAAGCCTCCCTCGTCCCGACCCAGAAAATACTCTCCAACCAGACGGTCATGACGGTGGCCTCGCGCGGCTACGCGCTCTATTTCAATCCGATGCCGGGACGCACGGAAGCCGCCTTCCTGCACAAGAACGGCACCTGGCATTTCCGCACGATCACAAGTTTTGGGGCGGGCATCACGGGCGACGAAGAAGTGATGACGATCAACCAGTCGTTCGGCTTCGATGCCAATCCCGAGGATTGGATCGCCATCTACTTTCTGGAGAAGACGCGTCTCGATGCCGACCAGATCGAGATCAACTGGCAAACCGACAGTGTCGCGGAAGTTTCGCTGCCGATGCTCTCCGTGAAATTCTGACCGGAAACCTTCATGAGCTACAACACGCAGGAAATCTCGGTGGCCGCCGGCCAGCCGGTCGAACTCTATCGCTTCGTCCTCGGCCAGTTGGGGTGGACGGTGACGAGCGGTCGCGAGGCGATCACCTATCAGGTTGAGAGCTACCAGCCGGCCGTGATCCGCCGCTCGGCGGTCGAGCAGTCGCCGGAGTTTGCCCGCAACGGCATCGACCTCGAGTGCGCCCGTGATTTCGCCGTGGCGCAGTTGTTCGCGGCCGCGCGTCCCAACGGCGTCGTGTCGCTCACGGTGTTCCGCAACCACCTCGGCGACGCCGAGTACATCACCTGGTGGAAGGGGCGCGTGGCCTCCGTCGCGTTCGTGGGTAGTACTGCGAAGATTCGCTGTGAGTCGATCTTCACGGCGCTGAAACGCCCTGGCTTGCGCGCTTATTATCAGACCGGTTGTCGCCACGCGCTGTTTGATCCGGGATGCGGTGTGAACAACCAGGCCTACAAGTTGGCCGGCACGGTGGCGTCGTTCTCCGGACTGAATGTGACCTCCAGCACCTTCCTGTCGCAAGCATCCGGTTGGCTGACCGGGGGCTATCTGCGCGTCGGTGGCGTGCCACGCATGATCACCAATCACTCGGGCGACACCATCACGCTCTCGGCAGTGCTGCCGGGACTGGCCGCAGGCGTGGCCTTCGAGGCCTTCGCCGGTTGTGATCGGACGTTCGCCACCTGCCAGTCCAAGTTTGGCAACAGTCTCAATTTCGGCGGGTTTCCCTGGATTCCCGCCAAGAACCCCTTTGCCGGGGATTCCATCGTCTGAGGACAGATCCATGTGGGTACAGATTGCAATCTGGGTGATCACCACGGTCATCGGCATGCTGCTCGCGCCGAAGCCGCCCAAACCTGCTTCCGCCACGCCGGGCAACCTTGATGTGCCGGTGGCGGAATCCGGGAAACCCATTCCCGTGCTGTTCGGCACGCGCGTGATCCGTCAGGCCAACGTGGTCTGGTACGGCGACGTCAAGACCACCGAGATCCGCCAATCTTCCGGAAGTGGAGGCAAGAAGTGACAACCATCGCCCCAGCCCCCTTCCCGAGGAAGGGGGTGATCGTGACCCATGACGATGCCAAGGCCTTTGGCTATTGCAACGCCGGTCTGCGCAAGTGGTTCCCGCGTGATGGCGTGACATTCGATGACTTCCGGCAGCACGGCGTGACAGCCGACTGGCTGCGCGCCTCCGGCGATGCGATGGCGTGCCGGTTGGCCAATGCCGTCGAACAGCAGCGCGAGCAACCGCAGGAGGTGACATAAATGGGTGGCGGCGGTAAAGGCGGTGGCGGTTCGTCATCGTATGTCGTCGGCCATCGCTATTACGCCGGCCTCCATCTGGCGATCTGCCACGGGCCGGTGGATGCGGTGACCCGCATCATCGTCGGCGAACGCACGGCCTGGAGTGGCAGCGTTACGTCCTCGCAGACGATCTACGTCAATTCGCCGGAACTGTTCGGCGGAGATTCCCGCGAGGGCGGCGTCCAGGGCTACGTCGAGGTCAAACTGGGCGGGCCGGCGGAAACGATCTCGGGCTATCTCCAGCAGAAACTCGGCAGCGTCATTCCGGCCTTTCGCGGGGTGGTGTCGATCATCGCCCAGCAGTGCCAGTTGTCGGCGATGAATCCCTACGTCAAGCCGTGGAGCATCGAGGCCCGGCGCATCCCGGCACCGGCGGCCCTGGGGAGTGGTTACATCAATGGCGATGCCAACCCAGCGCACATCATCTACGAATGCTTGAACAATGCCACCTGGGGCCTGGGCTACGCCGCCAGCGAAATCGATGCAAGCAGTTTCCAGACGGCGGCCAACACGCTGGCCTCCGAGCAATATGGGTTGTCCTTGCTCTGGGATCGCGAGCAGCCGCTGGAGGAATTCATCGCCGAGATACTTCGGCACATCGATGGCACGCTCTACGTTCATCCGCGCACCGGCAAGTTCGTGCTCAAGCTGGCCCGTGCCGATTACAACGTCGCCAGCCTCTTGGTGCTCGATCCCTCGAACATCCTGGAATTGGAGAGTTTCTCCCGGCCGTCGGAATCGGAGCTCATCAACCAGGTCACCGTTCGCTACCGCGACCGCTCCACCGACAAGGATGCTGCCATCACGGTACATGACCTAGCGGCACTGGAACTGGCCGGAGGCGTGGTGTCATCGGCGACGGTCGATTATCCGGGGATCAGCAACGGCAGCCTGGCCTCCCGGGTGGCGCTGGGCGATCTCAAGCAACTCTCGGTGCCGCTGGCCAAGGCGACGCTGATCGCCAACCGGCAGGCATCGAACCTCAATATCGGCGAGGTGTTCAAACTGACCTGGCCGGAACTGGGGATCGCGCAGTTGGTGATGCGGATTGCGCGCGTGTCCTACGGCACGCTGACCGATGGCCGGGTGCGCATCGAGTGCGTGGAAGACGTCTTCGGTCTGCCGTCCGCCTCCTACGTATCCCCGACCCCGACCTCGTGGGTGTCGCCGCTGACTTCGCCGGCGCCAGTGCCATATCGGTGGTTGAACGAAGCGCCGTGGTGGACGGTGGTCAAACGGGTGGTTGGCGAATCGGAAGCGGCTCGAAACGAGCTCGACCCCCAAGGCGGGGTGCTGGTGGCTTGTGCGAGTCGGCCATCTGGCGATTCGCTGAACGTCAAACTGCTGACGCGCCAGGGTAGTGCCACCTTTGCCGAAGTCGATACGATGGGCTTCACCCCGAATGCGACCGTGACCAATGCCATCGACGAACAGACCACGGTGCTCGCCATCGGCAATGGCCAGGACCTGAATGTCGTGAAACTCGACACTTACGCCTACCTCGACAACGAGATCGTGGCGGTCAAGGCGATCAATCTGGTGGCTGGTACGGTCACGGTGGAGCGCGGCATCCTCGACACGGTACCGGCACCGCACCTGGCCTCGGCACGCATCTGGTTTGCCGATGCGTTCGAGGCACTGGTCACTGAGCAATACCTATCCGGCGAGTCGCTGCAGGTCAAGATGCTGCCGGCGACTGGCCTTGGACGGCTGGAGGAATCGGCGGCACCGACGGACAGCTACACGTTTGCGAGCCGCATGATCCGCCCCTATCCACCGGGGAACGTGAAGGTGAATAACGTGATGTGGCCGACGACGATGCTCGGCCAGATGGCGCTCACCTGGGCCCATCGTGACCGGATGCAGCAGACGGTCTATCTGGTGACGCAGGCCGAGGGCAACATTGGTCCGGAGGCTGGTACCACCTACACCGTTCGCATCTACAACGAGAACAACGCGCTCCAGAAATCCGTGACGGGGCTCACCACGACCGCCTGGACGTATCTCACCACGGACGAGGCGAACGATAGCGGGCTGGGGCGCATTAACGGCAAGTTCAAGGTCGAGATCGAGTCCGTGCGCGCCGGCTACATCAGTTGGCAGAAGCAGACCCGCAGCGTCGACCGCGCAGGGTACGGCCTGAACTATGGCAAATACTACGGAGGCATCTAATGGCAAGCACTGATCCCAATCTTGGACTCACCTACGGCTGGACGCTCGGCGAGTCGGGCTGGCATACCAGCATGGACGCCAATCTGAAGCGGCTCGGTGCGGTGGTCGGACTCTCGGTCAAGGATCGGGATCTGACCACGCCACCGGCAAGCCCCGTCGACGGTGATCGCTACATCATTCCTGCCGCTGCTACCGGCGTCTGGGCCGGCAAGACCAATCAGATTGCAGTCCGGGTAGCGAGCACCTGGGAGTACTACACGCCCAAGGTCGGCTGGCTCTGCTACATCGATGACGAGGCGGTGCTCTCGGCCTACAAGTCGGCGGGCTGGAGTACCGGCATCGCCATCTGACGCCAGATCACCAACCCCATGAAACCCGCCTTTGATGCGGGTTTCGCATTTCTGGAGGATGAAAACATGGATGCAACTCAAGTGGAGCGCCGAAAGATGGTGACGCTGCCGCAAGAGGAGTTCGAGGAGATTCTGGAGCGCGCCGCCGAGCGAGGAGCCCGACATGCGCTGCACGGGGTCGGGCTCGATGGCGAGGATGCTGCGCACGATATCCGTGAGTTGCGCAACTTGCTCGATGCCTTCAACGAGGCCAAGAAAACCGCCGGTCTCACCATCGTGAAAATGTTGGTCACCGGTCTGGTGATGGCGTTGTTGGCTGGTGCGTTCGTAAAACTCAAACTGTTCGGAGGTGCGCAATGATCGAAACGCTACTGGGCGGGCTACTCGGCGGACTCTTTCGCATGGCGCCAGAGGTTCTGAAATGGCTGGACCGCAGGGGCGAGCGCGGGCACGAACTGGCAATGCAGGACAAGGCGCTGGATTTCGAGAAGTTGCGCGGCGCACAGCGCATGGCCGAGATCGGCGCCAGTGCGGACGCCGCCTGGAATACCGGGGCCATCGAGGCGTTGCGTGAGGCCGTCGCGGCGCAGGGGCAACGTTCTGGCGTGCGCTGGGCCGATGCCTTGTCGATCAGCGTGCGGCCGGTGATCACCTATTGGTTCATGGCCCTGTACTGCGCGGCCAAATTGGCAGCCTTCGCAGCTGCTTTGACCGCCGGAGCAGGGTGGGGCGTGGCCATCCTGCACGCGTGGACGGCGGCGGATCAGGCGCTATGGGCCGGGGTACTGAACTTTTGGTTCTTGGGGCGGGTGTTTGACCGGGTGCGGCCGTGATCGAGGTGCCGCAGTCCGCAATTAAACTGGCCAAGCGGTTCGAGGGGTTTCATCGGGTGCCGAAGCTCGATCCCGGCCACGCGCATCCGTATCTCTGTCCGGCGGGGTACTGGACGATTGGATTCGGACATCTTTGCCAGCCCGAGCACTCACCCATTACCGAG